TGGCGTGCGACATTGCCTCCACGCTCAAGCGGGTCTGCCACAATCAGTTTTTGGCTACGGCGATAATACCCCTTCTTGCCAATCGTTTTGATGCTGGATGGTTTCGGTAATTTCTGCGCAATAGCCAGATGGTCGGCATGGAGCCCGGACATGATATGCTCAAAATCCGCTGAGGAGCCGTCGATGGTCACGCCTGACAGAACCCCATTGCCATGTCTTGATGCCGGCGTTTTGACCAAAACTTCAACATTCACACCCTTTCTTTCCAATCGCTTTTTGATGGTCTTCCACGGGGTGGTGATGGCGGATTCCGGGATGTGCCCGGCATCGAAGGCGGCGCGTTTCTTCTGGCCACCCAGGATGGCGGCGCGCAGGCCTGGCGGTTGCGCCTTGAGAAACTCCGGGCGGGTCTGTTTGCCGGACTTGTCTGCCTTGCTGACTTCATCGGAAAACACCACCTCGGTGAAACTGATGGTGTTGGGGTGCGCTGGCCACGGGTTTTTGCCTTTGGGATAGACACCGGGGCCGAGACCATAGCGGTTGACGCGGGCGTGCATATTGCAGATGTCCGGCACACGGTGGTTCGGGCTTAGGAGAAAGCGGGTGCCGATGGTGTCCGGATGCTCGAAGGCTGCGGCCTGGTACGCCTCGCCGTGGGCGCGGTTGATCTCTGTGCGGAATAATCGCATGGCGTTGTAGCGCGGGGAACCATCGTCGAACAGCAGCGCCTTGCCGGCATCTCTACTGATGCGGGCTGCGTTGGCTTTACCCATCTTGGTGAGCAATTCACCCGGGATGCGGTCGCCTCGCTTCAGGAATTCATCAGCAGCCTGTGAGGCGGAATAGCCCTGCACCACGGCCTGCTGGATACTCTGCCCAACGACATCGCGGGCATGGCGATCAATGCGCCAGATGCGATCTGAGAGCTGCAGCCCGTCTTCGGCGACGAAGTTGCGCACGAACTGGACGGCATCGTGATTGACCTGCATCAGCACGCCGGCTTCGACCACGGCATTGAACGGAGCCGTGCCAGCGGTTGCGGCCTGATTGAACCCGAAGGATAACTGCCGGTCCATTTCGGCGCTGAGTTGAGAGATGCGGGTTTCCACCTGGTTAAGTAGTTGTCGCATGGACTCCAGACGCACATGGCCATCCCCTGCCGCTGCCGCTTCGATATCCGCCGCAATATTCGCCGCCGCCTGACGATAGACCCGATCCAGATCAGTCAGTGCCTGGGCATCGATGCGGCGCAGATCCGCGCGCGAATTCTTGCTGGCGCGCTTGATCGACGCTCGTTTCCCGGCAGGGGTCTTTGCGATCTCAGTCATCAGTCAAAACCTATTCACCACGAAGGACACGAAGAGCACGAAGGGAGTCAAAATCATTTAGGGAATCATCATTGCTGTTTTTTTCTTCGCCTTTCTTCGTGTCCTTCGTGCTCTTCGTGGTGAGCTGCTTTTGACTTTGGGTTTTCATTTGTTGGTGATCGAGGTGGCGGATTCGCCTTTGGGGGCATTACCCGGGGTGATCGATACGTGTTGTCCGGGCTTGGGGTTCATGTTTTCCGGTTGAGGATACGGATCGTGGCGTTTGTTTTGCTCTTCGAGCTGGTCGCGGATCTGATCCGGATCCTTGCCGAGCATGCGCCAGATTTCATCGTTTGGCGCGCCGAGTGCCTGCCATTTAAGGGCACGGTCGGTGGTCTGGTTCGGGGTCTCGGTTTTGCGTTCGGCAAAACTCAAATCCATATCGACATCCATCGGGTTGATGCCAGCGAAGAGCAACTCCAGCTCAAAGCCCTGCCGGTAGACGGATGCCTGCGTATCCTGCAGCGCGTCCACCTCCTCGAAATAGTCCTTTTTCAGATCCTCCAGGATATCGCGGGCAAGGCCGTCGTCATATCCGAACAGCCCCTTCGGCGCCGGCGCGCCTGCAAAGAATGTATCGAGCAGATAGGATACATCGGCAATCTGATCCAGATTGGCATCGCCGGTGATCGCCTTCACATCGCCATCGCCGCGTACATAAAAGTCGGTGGTGATGCTGGTCATATCCTCTTCGTTGCGCTGGATATACGCGTCCACATGCTCGTCGGTCATGCCCTTGAGCAGATGGGCTGTGCGTTGCGGGGCGCGCTGACGACGACGGATGACCAGATCCTCTTCGGTCATCCGTAGTTTTTTCCACACTGCGCGGGAGGCATCCAGATAGGGGCGACCCATGCAGCCCTGATCATCGAAGTTGTCCGGATCCATGCGCCCCATGCTCATTTGAAACAGGGCAAATTCGGCCAGCGTCTGGCCGCTCATCAGATCGACCTGGCGATAGGCTTTGGCCGGATCCTCGAACACGCCGTTTTTGTTGACCACCGGAATGATCGTGTCTGCCGGCATACGCAGTCCGGAGACGATATGTCCACCGTTCGACAGCACCCACTGAAAAGCCAGATTGCCCTCCATGAACATGCCGCGCGCATCGGATTTGAGTTTCTGCGGATTGGCCAGCTTGCAGCGTCGCTCGAAATCGGCCCAGACGCGGCGCACTCGCTTATCCTTGCAGGTGAGGATCAGTCCATTCTTGACCGCATCGCGGGCTGTGCGGTTGTGGATGCGCTTGACCCGCCCGTCTTTGCGATCCATATCCCGGATGTCCATAATCATGGCGCGCAACTCGGCATCGACCCAGAACTGCCGGTACATATAGCGGGTGGAATCCTCCGGCGTAGCGCGGCGGCCCATTTCACTGGTCATCGAATGCTCGGTATCTTTCACGATCTCCACCGGCTCTTTCCTTCTAAACCATTTCAATCCAAACATGCTTGTTCTCCTATGCGGCCATCATCAGTTGCTCGCGGGTTTGTTTTGTGACGGCAATCTCTGTCGGCATCAGGCTGACCGCACCGCGTGTCATCAGCCCCCATGTGCTGGCCATTTTGGCATCGAACAGGTCATCACCAATCTTCGGCTTGACCATTTTATAACTGGAATAGCTGCCCTTGGTAGGCTCGGTCTTGATGTTCGACAGCTGGCGGATCAGCAGCTTCATGTCGTCCATCTCAGGGGCATCGTCGTTGTCGTCAACATATGCAATGGCAGCGTGGCTGTTGTTGAACAGGCTTCGCACACCCTGGGCCATCTGATGTTTCACCATGCCCTCGAAACGGATCGGCTTGAATGCCCACTCGGTCCAGGTGCTGGCTGTGCTCTGTCCATCACCGATGGTGAGACGGTTTATGTCGGTCAACCCCTCACGGAACAGATCATCGTTCAGGGCTGTGAGGAGGCCAATTCCATAGGCATCGCCGATGGCGATATCTGGCATGAAGTAAGACCAGATCGACTTCAGATCTTCCTTGATCACCCCTTCATCGGTGCCGGGCGGCCAGGTGCGGGCGTGGATGGTGCAGGTGTATGCGCCGATCTGCTCATCAATCACCACGGCTGATTTTGAGGATTCCGGCTGTTCGCCGTGGCCCGTGTGGTCATACCCCAGCGATATCAGGCCGCGTTTTTTGTATTTCATGCCCGGTAGCGGCTGCGCCAGCTCAATGCGCGCCATCAGGCCGACCTGACGGGCGCGCTGAATCCACAGTTCCCAGATCAGGTTGCGACTGGCGACATTGACGCAGAGCAGCTGACGGGTGAACTCATCATCTGACAGTTGATCCTGCATCAGCTTGATAAAGCCACCATCCACAACCCCCAGTTCGATGGCGTTTACAACATGCATGATGGGCAACGGATACTGATAGCCATCCACATCCAGCATTTCCTTGCGCAGATAGCCATCGGTAATCAGTCGGCGGATTTCATTTTGTGCAACCTCGCCATGCAGGCATCCGATGGCGTGATACTGGCCGGAATCGAGCATTTCAGTGAGGGTGTCGGCGCCCTTGAATACGCCGGTGATGCGGATCTGCGGGTCGTTCTTGCTCTCTTTCGATGCGTGCAGGCGGCGAGTTGAGCCCATCATCAGCAGGAATCTGGAATATAGCCGGTCTTTCGGCATATCGTCCACTTCTTCCAGGCTGGCCATGGTCATGTCGCCGCCGTCCACCTGCGCCATAATGCCATATGCCCTGGCTAGCGAATTATTGGCGAATTGATAATAGGTGTCGGCCAGCTGTTTGCGCCCGGATGTGTAGTTGATGAAATGCTCCAGCATTTCGCTGCTGCGAATCGAATCGAGATGATAGCCGAGGTTCACCAGGCTCTGCGCCTCACGCGGGGCGACGATGCCCAGCTCCTGATCGGCATGAGTGGCATTCATTTCCAGATTGTACATCTCCTTGACGGCTGTTTTGCCGGTTCGGCGGCTGGCGAAATCTATGCTGTTCGGGTGGTCATCCATTTCCTGCATTTTCAGCAACTGGACGGCATCCAGTTCCACACCGTGAACGAATTTGTGCCATAGCGCATGATCGCCTGCATAGCGCATGATATGCTCTTCAGCCACGCTGCGGCGTGCGACACGAACGGATGCCGATGTGCGCTCAGCCATTTGCTGGTGTGACGTCGATAACGTTCTGGCTGCGCTGGATCATGGCGCGCAGCTGCTCGGACTGGCGGTCTGATTGTTTTTTCCATTCGCGCAGCTCGTCGGCGGAGACATTGTCGCTGGACGCATCTGTGTGGTCGTCACCGGCCTGTCTGGTAGTCATCTCTGAATCGTTGAGTGTCATGCCGTTTTTTGAGACCAGTTCGCCCACCAGCTTAATGAGCGGGTGTGCTGTGATGTCGTGCAACTTGACCAAAGCTCCCGTTTCCGGATCTGAGCTGGCAGCCCAGTGGAATGTGCCCTCTTTGTCATAATACCACTGAGGTGTCTTAAGCCTCACTCCGTCCTGAATGATGGCCAGTAACATATCGTCGATCACAGCCTGAATGTTGGCCTGCAGTGTGGCCCGCATGCCGGCCAGCATGGACGGGTCGCCGGTTTCAAAGGCGACGTGGTGTTTCATGTACAGTTCAACCTTTTTCATGCAGGCCGGATTCGACTCGCAGGTGTCAATCAGATCACATGTATCG